AGCAAGGCGGAACCAAGGCAAGACCCACGTACAAGTTGATCAGAAGGGCATTCGAGTAATGGGTGGGCAGCGGAAGTACTACGTAGAAGGTGCAACTGTTCAGTTCGTTGACGAGGATGGCGGAGGCGACGTTCATCCGGAAGAGATCGTCGAAGCGCTCAACAAGGGCGAGGAAGACCAGATCGAACTGGCACGACTTCGTGAACTGGTGAGTCTCTACAGGAGGGTGGATCGGAAGTGAAGGGGATCGTAACATCGGTAGTCGCACTCATCGCGGGTGTGGCAGTGAGCGTCCCGAGTGGTCACACACATGCAGAGTTCGGCGTTCCGACGTCAGGACTCGAAGCCGTGTGGACGAACACAGGAGTCAAGCAGGCGGAGGTGTGTCACGTCTGGAACACCGATGACGCCTACCGGGACTGGCTGACCGGATGGTTGGCCTGGAAGCTGGAGGAGGACACGTACACCAAGGTGACTCGCAAGCAGGTACGTCAGTTCATAGAAGGGAAGTGCGATGGCAACACCGGAACCGAAGTCGGAGCATGAGACAGAAGAGCTGATCAAAGAAATCAGCTTGCCCGAAGGGTACGTCAAGGTCGCGGAGGTGAGCAGGTCCTACGCACAGCTGGAACTGGGAGAAGGATTCTTCGGAATCTGGGATGACGAGTCGATCGTGAGAGGAGAAGAGTGACATGTTCAAGCGTACAACCAACATCAACGACCTGCTCGACGGTGACGAGGAGGAGTGGTCTGGCCCGTGTGTGCTGACGTGGGCCTACGACGGCGCGGAGGAGGACTTCCAGGCTTCACGTCCCATGCAGTATGGCGTGATGGTCGTCGGCAAGATCGACAAGGCGTTCTCCAAGCGCCTCGTCCCGTGGCAGCAGATCCGATCCATCGAGTACGCGCCCGACACTATTCGCCTCCGGAGGGTGATGTGAACAAGCCAAGCAAGGACGAGGTCGTTGGAACGGTGCTCGGAGCGATCGCCGCGCTGATCATAGCGTACTACTCCTACCGGAACTGGTTCTGGAAGAAGGGTCCTAGGTGAACTGGCACAAGGTCTACGCCACCGCCGCAGCACTCACACCGATCTTCATCCTCCTCATCGGGCTAGGTGTTCTGATCGGACAGCAGCTCTGAGTGGGTAGGGTGGTGCTAGAGAGGGACTAGCGCCGTCCAGTCCGCTTAGATAACACAACGAAGGCCCGACTCGAGAGGAGCCGGGCCTTCGTGCTGTTCGACTACTTCTCGGTCTGGGTCTTCTTGGTGATGTACTGCACCAGCCACTCGATGACCGCGGCCTTCTCGATCATGACCTTGCCGTGGCTCTTGATGCTGGGGATGTAGCCCTTCTTCACGTACGAGTAGATCATGGTCGACGGGATCTTCTTGAGGCCAGCCTCTTCGAGGACCTGGTTGATCACGACCGCGGCGCCGTAGCCGGTGAAGCGATCCGCCGTGAAGAAGTGCGACAGATCCGACGTGGCGTCGACCGGACGAGAGTCGTTGGACTGCTTGCGTGCCATGGTGTGCTCCTGTGGTTGTCTGTCCTGCTTACATCTTTATTCTACCACAGCTCGCCATCAGATGCACGCGGTTAGACTCTCGTATATACTCAAGCCTCCTAGCTCCACACAGACGCTAGGTTAACGAGTTAGACCCATAATAGACTAAGTCTAAGTGCTAGTCTAGCTTCGCTGAGTCAAGCTTGAAATCGAGCTCAGGCTGCCATGTAACGGAGATTGTACGAGATCCGATCACCCGATGCGTAGGTGAACGTGTTGTTCTGGATCGTAGTACCGGCAGCACTGGTAACAGAGCCGTCACCGATACGTCGCATGAACACCTTACCAGTGTCCTGCATGTGGATGGTCGTCGTGTAGTTCGCAGCGGTGGCGCTAGCCTTGATGATGAAGCCGTTACCGAAGACCATTGGGCTGATGAGTGTGCTGGACCCAGTAACGGGAAGGCTGAAGTACAGAGTACCGGAAGTGGAACCTGTGATCGAGACGCTCGCTCCCAGTGCAAGATCGACCCAGGTCTCGATCCAGTCACCAGCTCGCACGTAGTACGCGGTGATGACCGTAGAGCCAGCAGACCACGTCCCAGAGGTGGACCCAGTGATAGTAGGGGTGTAAGCGGTGAGAGAACCAGGTACGTCTCCACCACGGATGATTTCGCCAGCCAGTGCCACAACGACTCCTCTCAGATCCCGTAATGTTCCGGGACGAACAGCTCGACGGATGCACCAGACAGGTGCGACTTGACAACCCCATTGACAGAGCGTGTGACGGTGAGTGTCTGCGAGAGACCAGTTCCAGAGACGGCAGTGACCGTCATCTGCTCTCCTCCGATGATGATATCGAAGTTGCCGTCACCGTGACCAAAGTAGCAGTCGATACGACCATTGGTGATGTCGATACCTGTCTCAGTAGTATCGAGCGCTTCGGCCGTAACGGTGCCTTCTGCAGGAGAATACCGTGCACCGTCCGTGGGGTAGAAGGCAGGAACTGCAGATGCGGCTGGACTGTAGAAGCCAACCTGCCACGGAGCATATGGCTGTGTGTGGAACACGAAGTGGTGAGAGAAGTTGCCGATGGTCTCTGTGTAGCCCTGAACGAGCGTTCGGATGTCATCAGGAATGTCTCGGCTGTCCGCGTTCGTGATGTCGAGACGGAGACCAATGTCAAGTGCGCGAACCTGGGCTCGCAGAGATGCGGACGAGGCGAACTCGTTCTGAGCCAGATCAAGTGTTACCACATACCGAGCCTCGTCGACAGTGAACTTGGACAACCGCCACGTAGCCTGGTCGTCTGGCTGATTCTCTCGCGCCAGGCTGAGACCAAAGGTCTGCGCGTAGCGACCCACACCAGTCGGAGGATCCTGAACAGACAGCCGTCCGCTTTCCAGCACGGCACGGTATGATCCGCCCTCATCCCTACTGACTGTGACGTCGTTGTAGATGGGGCCCTCTACAGCTTCGAGGTTAAGCAGCTGGTGTGAGGTTGCGCTGAGCGTGCACGTGGGCAGTACTGAGTACGCCGACGAGCGGGTACGGTAGACGAGGCCATTGCGCTCACGATCGTCGTAGAGCCACCCACCATCAGCCTCTGCAGCCTTCTGGATCAGGTTAAGCACCGTGTCATTGAGCTGGTAGCCCTGTGCAGTGGAGGAGCCTCGTGCACCGCGTTCGTGGAAGGTGATGCCCTCTTCACCACACAGCCGCTTGATACGGTTGGCAGCGGACTCCTGAACATAGGCATCGGAGATGCTTTGCTGATCGCCTACAGCAAGCTCAGTGAACACCTCGTTGAGCACGACGATCTGCCCATACGCTACAGCGTCTGCTCCAGCAGAGCCCGGAGGGTTGACGTGGATGCCTGTGGCAACGGAGATCGAGTTGGAGGCAAGTGTGCCAGAGTCAGTGAACCATCCGTTCAAGGAGCCCTTGGTACCGATTTGGCGCACACCAAGATCCCAGTCGACGCCAGTGCCGTTCTGCGCCAGCTGTAGGACGATGTACCAGTCGTCGCCATCTATGCCCCAGCCATTGACGCCACCTGCCAGCAGCGAGACATTGTCCTGATCGAAGGCCTGAACCTCAAGCGATCCACCAGTGGCGGTAGTGTAGACGATATCCCAGCGTCGAGCGGTTCCTGTGGTAAACAACCGCATGATGCACGTGCCTGTGGGGATCTCACTAGCAGGCGCGTGAAATAGGAACGAGAGCTCAACCTCAGCAGGGCTGTTCGGCGTGTAGGTGCGAATGCCTCCGCCCCAGGCATTGCCGTTGATGTTAGCGAGAGTGTCAGTACCCTTAAAGGTCCCGTTGTATGCTGCGAAGTCAGATACAACCAGAGCACCCTCAGACATGTTGTAACCGTTGACAGCGCCCGTAGACGGAGCTGACGCATCCTCGCCATCTTCAATTGGCCAGTAGCCAACCATGTTGTCGCGTGTCGAGTGCGTGCGACGCATTGCCGACATCGAGCTCTGTGTGCCCTGGCCCATTCGACGCAGCGGACCAGCAGCCTCGATCTCTACCCAGGCATCGTTACCGCTCACATCCCACTTGGCAGGCCATTCAGCGACCTCACCACAGAAGCGGTAGTCTCTGTCCTCGATCGTAGCCGCATCCAGGAGCGTCCAAATGTTCGGAGAAGTAGCAGTGTCGTGGAAGGCTGCAGTACCACCTGTGAGTGTCGTGAAGTCCGGATTCGCTACGATGGTACCAGCGATGCCGTTACGGATTTGCACTGAGTAGAACTTGTCGTAGTTCTCAGGGTTGTCGAGGTCCGTCGCCTTATTGTCGCCGATCTGAATAGTAGCAGTGCTGTCGAAGATCGACGTCGTGCCAGCCGTAGTGACAGTGTCTAGCGTAGTCCACGTCGCGCTAGTAAGGTCTGTGTCGGCGGAGTAGTAGAAGGTGACCGTATTACCCGAAGCTCCGTTGTTCACGTCCAGGACAGCCCGAACACTCCAGCGGCCAGACATGAAGGGCACCGCGATAGTGCTAATCTTGTTCAGATTGTCAGCACCTGTGGTAGACCACTGAAGGCGGAGGTAGCCGTCCTCCTGAACAATGAACTGGTACGAACGCTGGTTGCCGGTTGTGGTGTACTTCTCGACCAGGCCTCGATCCTGAGACCACCAGTTGTCGAGGTCAGCATTGACGCGAATGTCAATGTCACCGGTGATGCTCAGCGCACTACTATCAGGTGTCGTCGCAGCTGCCGTGAGTCCCGCATTAAGCTGCATGTAGGACTCATAAGCAGGGACAGACACCCGAAGAGGCGTATTCCTGTTGATGTATCCGTAATACGGAGATGAAGGGTTGCGAAGTGAGAACCGACCGTCGCGATTGTTGAGCGTAACCGTGCACGTCGTACTATCGTTCGGACGCGTCTCGTCACTCTTGTCGCGGTTGATGACGATCTCGCTACGACCTTCGCCGTACACACCAGCTTGTGTGTTGTCCAGCCGCACCACACTCTGCCAGCGAGGAGTAGCCGTGGTGGTGTCGCCCGTGTAAATCTCGACACGCGTGTCAATGGCTCCAGAAGTGGGCCAGGTGTTCAAGTACGAGTCGGGGTACGATCCGAACTCGTTCAACTTGCCGGTATCCGTGTACAGACGATCCATAATGCAGTCGGAAGTGGCCGTGCCACCATTCTTCCCGAGCCGCACTGTGTCAACCGCGGAGGTCGTTGTCCCCGAGTGGCTGCACGTGAGCACAAGCGCATTGGTGAGGTGGTTATACACATTGCAGACCATCACCGATGCAGCAGTGTTAAAGTTGTACCAGATGACCTCCATACGATACGTGACCCCGGTGGTCATCGCACCCGTAGAGAAGGACCCGTTGGTGTTGAGGGAAATCTGGATGTGGCCAGTAGAGTCAATCTGCGTACGACCCTGAGTGGTTCCCGACCCACGGACGATGATTGGGAACTGAATCGTAGCTGAAGGGAGGGTGTTCCACTTCAAGAGGAGCTGAACAGAGCCAGATGCTGCGGCAGCTACCGTAAGGTCCGCGAAGGTGTTACTGGCTCCTGTTGAAACAGTATGCGACCAAGATACCGACCCAGAAAGCGGGCTGCTCGTAGTGTAAGTGAAAGTAGTCCCAGCAGCAACAGTGACACTGGTAAAAGCAGTGCCGGAAGCACCTCCTGAATTGGCTGCAGATACCTGGACACCGTTCGTACCACCCTCTGCCGTATTATCGACGCGTGTCATGCTCCAAGCACCGCCTGAACGTCGCCGCCCTTGGTCTTGACGGCCTTACGAATAAGTTCCACCAGCAGATCATCCATCTTCGATCCGCCAGATCTGATTTCGAGCACAAGGGAACCAGGGCTGCCAGAGCGTCGCATGGTCTGTTCTGTGTTGCTACTAGGCTTCACTCGCGAGCCGCTAGGGAGCTGAACGAGCTCTCGTCCGTGCTCGCCAGTCATGATCATATTCGACCGAGGACCGCCGTTGGCAGCAGCTCCAACGATTCCTCCATGAGCAAAGCCTGGAATGAGCTTCTTGGCCACATTGGTGATGGTGCGCTTCACGTTAAACGTGGCCGTGAAGACCTTCGCTCCCCACGAGCGACCCATCGACATGGCCGCATTGAATGCTTCCTTAACCCCTCCGAAGATGGCCGATAGGGAAGCCTTGAACACACGCTTGGCAAAGCTGAGGCCAACAGAGATGGCGGATGCCACACCAGAGAGGAACTGTGACGGATTCACCGTGAGCTTCGACTTCAGGTTCTCGACCGAGCTCCAGGCGCTCCTCAGCGCCTTGATCGCACCGATGAGAAGGAAGATCGCACCTCGACAGAGTCCGACAGTAACGGTGACTGCCTTGAGCAGATCGGGGTGCGCTGCCACCCAGCCAGCGATGGAGTACAGCTTCGCGATGAGGTCGACAATTGCAACCGCAAGGTCACCCACACCTGCGACTAGGTTGGCGAACATCTGAGGATTTGCTGCTACGGTCTTGGACAGGTTGCTCAGAGCCGTAGCGAAGTTGACAACTGTGCTGACGATGACGGGAGACAGTGCCTCTGCTAGCACAGCGAAGGAGTCGCTGATATCCTGAATGGCTTGCGAAACTGCCTTGTCACGCAGTGCCACTTCCAGCGCCGAGAAAATCTTGTCGACTGCAGGTGCCAGTGTCTCGAAGGACTTGGTAAGCGCAGGTCCAAGAGCCTGATCGAACACACGCTGAACTCGTCCAATGCCCTCTAGCAGCACAGGGACAAAGGGCTTGCTCGCCTCGATGAGCTTGGCACTCATATGTGCGGTGAGTGCATCCCACTTCTGCTGGACTTCCTTGTTCTTGGCGGCGAACACCAAACCGAGTCCGGCAAGTCCGCCACCAAGCCCCGACACGATGCCGCCACCCAGAGCCACGCCTGCTGTGGGAGCAAGCACAGCGATGGACTCCAGGATTACAGCCGACAGACCAGCGCCGATATAGGGATTCGACGAGACAGAAGTCCCGAAGGCACGAGAGAAGATGCCAGTAGCGTTCTCCGCAAGGTTGCCGAAGAACTTACTCGAAGAATTAGCGAAGTTGGACTGGAAGCTCCTCAGGAACCCTCTCGAGGACTCATCACCAGCCCTCTCAGACTCCCTCCTCGACCTCTCTCGGATCTTCTTGAAGTTGGTCTCGTCACGCGTTCGGACGATGATCTCCACTTCATTCGCCATCTGGCACCTCCTCTCGTTTCCTGCCCATCGATTCCACGTTTACCATCCACAGAAACTCGGACGGCTGTTCGAACAGACTCCCCGGCCATGGCAAGCACCCGAACCGTTCGCACATGTCGAGGATTGACTCTACATACTCTAGCTCTGGCGGCTTAGTTACGACACTGCCGTCAGCGCGGAGGGCACCTCCGAATTCTTTCCAGTCACGGAGCTCCCGTCCAAAGGGCCATCTACGGCCCCCTGCTGCTCGATCCACTCCGAGATGATGGTGAAGACCAGCTTCGGAGGAAGCAGGTCGTCGTCCATCAGGCTCTCGAGCGTGGCAGGGATGGGATTGTCGTCCTCGTCCTCGAGGTTCCAGGAGACGAGCGACTTGGCGAAGCTGACCAGTACCTCGTCCTCCATCGCCTCGATGAAGTCGGTCTCCTTCGCACCCTCCGAGAGCTTGCCCACGAGCTTGCCGAGCTTGAGGAGCTTGCCCATGCCGACGCCACGGGCCTTAACCTCGACGCCGGCAAACTCGTCGTCCTCTGCGAACCTGAGCTTGTAGATGGTCTGCTGAACCTTGTAGCCCATGATCAGCTCCAGGTCGGAACGGTGCCATTGGCCAGAACTGCCGGCACCTGCCAGGTGAGGGAACCGTCGTCCCCACGCGACAGCGGGTAGTCGGTGAAGAACACCTCGTTCGACAGAGTCTGCCCCGAAACGACGAGGGTGAGCGTGCGCTGGTTGTCGAGAACCTTGAACACGTCGTGCGAGAAGTCCGTCGCGTCGTTGAACGTACCCGACAGCGTCGCCTGGAAGTCGGCCAGGAGCAGGATGCGCTCGATGGCGCTCTTGTCCATGCCCGTGACTTCCTGAACAGCACGCGGCGTCCCGAACTCGATCGAGGTGACGTCGTTCACGATCGCCTTGAGGGAACCGCCGCTCGTGTCTGCCGAGCACGTGGTCCACCCGAGACCGCTTTCCTTGGCCATGATCAGCCTTCCCGGTCCTTACGGACCTTGTCGAGATTCTCCTGCATGTCCTCGACCCAGTGCTCGGGCCGTGTGTGCACCCTCGGCTTCTCGTGCCTTGGGTCACCTCGCCAGTCACCACCGCGAACCACATACAGCTCTGGGCGGTCGAGCGAGACGGTGTGGTTCTGGCAGTTCGTGCAGAAGCAGATC